TCTGTCTATCTATTTTATGGAATGGCTAGAGCCTACAAGCTGGCATTGCACTATGGTTTGGTCGGCAACACTAGGATTGCCTTTATCACTTGAAGGTGTGGGGGCAGTATTGGGCCTTGAGAAACAAAAGCTTAAAGAAGGCAAAAGCCTTATTAAATATTTCTGCTGCCCTTGTTTGCCGACCAAGTCTAACGGAGAACGTACGAGAAATCTTCCAGAGCATAATATGGATAAATGGCAGCAGTTTAAAGACTATAACTTACGTGATGTAGAAACAGAAATCGCTATACAGACAAAACTAGCGAAATTCCCTGTGCCAGAGAGCATCTGGGAAGAATACTGCCTTGATCAGGAGATAAATGATCGAGGGATTGGCATAGATTCGGAGTTTGTTGATAATGCCATAAAGCTAGATGAAAAGGTTAAAGCTGAACTTAAAAGCAAAATGCAGGAGCTTACAAATTTAGAAAATCCTAATTCTGTAAAACAGGTTGTAGGTTGGCTTGCTACTAACGGCTTAGAAACAGATAACCTTGGTAAAAAGCAGGTAGCTGAGCTTTTAAAAACAGCACCTGGGGAACTTAGTGAAGTGCTGCGGCTCAGACAAAAGCTTTCTAAATCATCAGTTAAAAAATATACAGCAATGAAAAATGCACTCTGCGCAGATAACAGGGTGCATGGAATGTTTCAGTTTTATGGTGCTAATAGAACCGGACGATTTTCAGGTCGTTTAGTGCAACTTCAAAATCTACCTCAAAACCATATGGCAGATTTAAAGCAGGCTAGAGCTTTAGTTAAAGATGGTAATTTCGATGCACTATCTTTGCTTTATGAAGATGTGCCGGATACCTTATCTCAACTTATCCGAACCGCATTTGTGCCGCAGGACGATAGAAAGTTTATTGTGGCAGATTTCAGTGCGATAGAGGCGAGAGTAATAGCTTGGCTTGCAGGTGAAAATTGGCGGCAGACGGTATTTGCTGAAGGCGGCGATATTTATTGTATGAGTGCAAGTAAGATGTTCAAAGTTCCCGTAAAAAAGCATGGAATAAATGGCCAGCTCAGGCAAAAAGGTAAGATTGCTGAACTAGCCTGCGGGTATGGTGGATCTATAGGTGCTCTTAAGGCAATGGGGGCAGTGGAAATGGGACTTAAGGAGGAAGAACTAAAACCGTTAGTGAATGCATGGCGATTCGCTAATTCTAATATAGTTAGCTTATGGTGGGCGGTAGATAAGGCGGCAAAAGACGCTATTAAAATGCGCATTGCTACAAAAACGCACGGCATTCATTTTGAATATCAAAGTGGTTTTCTTTTTATTACACTTCCTTCCGGTAGAAAGCTGGCCTACGTTAAGCCAAGGATTGGTGAGAGCAGGTTTGGTGGTGAGTCTATTACCTATGAGGGGATTGGCATGACAAAGAAATGGGAGAGACTAGAAAGCTATGGACCAAAGCTTTGCGAAAATATAACGCAGGCTATTGCTAGGGATTTACTTGTATTT